TAGCGCGTCTGCTTTGGGAGCAGAATGTCGCAGGTTCAAATCCTGTCAGCCCGACCGGAAGCCTTGGAAACATTATGTTTCCAAGGCTTTATTTTTTCTTGGCCGTAGGCTATCGACACGATTCGACACGATGACCGCGCAACCTCCGCGTCTAGACGGTCTTCAACTGTTCAGCGCGCAGCTCGCCAATCGCGTCCGCCACATCGTCCAATCGTTCCGGCCAGAGAGCCGTGTATGTGTTCAGCGTGATGCTGGGTGAGGAGTGGCCGAGCTGCATCTGTAGGGTCTTCACATCCGCGCCTTGAGCAATCGCAAAGCTCGCATAGCTATGCCTCAAACTATGGATGGTCACGCCCTCGTCCTCCATGCCGGCCAGTCGGACGGCCTTTCGCCAGACACGCGTCCGCCACGTGTTCGTCCACAGGTTCCCGCCTCTTGCCGCGCGGAACAGCCAGTCGTCGTCGCCCATGCCCTCCATCTGCCGTTCGATGGACGGTATGAGGAATCTGGGTATGGCGATGCTGCGCGGTTTGCCGTTCTTCGGCGTGCCCAGCACAAGCCTGCCTTTGCCGTCGTCGGTCCAAGTGCGGCGGATGCGCGCCCTGCGTGATTCCACATCCACGTCGCCGCATTTGAGTGCCAGCGTCTCGCCAATGCGGGCACCGGTGTATGCCTGCCAGCGGACGATCAGCCCGTCTACCGGCCGTCCTGCCCGTTCGGCCATGCCGGCCAGCAACTCCACCTCCTCGACGGTAAGGAACACCATGTCGTCATCGGATTGCGTGATGCGCGGCACGGTGACCTTTTCAATGGGGTTCTCTCCGATCCAGCCGTGCTCCAAAGCGAATTCCATGGCACCGCCCATGACGACCTTGACGATGTTGCGGATGCTGCGTGGACTCAATGGCTTCGATTCGCGATCGTCCTGCAGTTCGGCGGGATACCCGCCTTCGGTGAGCTGCGTGACCCACTGTTGCAGTTCGTCGCGTTGGATTTCCCTCAGTGTGCGATCGCCCCACTTGGGGTTGATATAAACGCGCAATTCGCGGCGGTATCTGCCCAAAGTGCCCTGTTTGATATCCATCTTGCCGTCCGTCCATTCGGAGGCAACGTCCCGGAAGATGCGTAGTTCCTGCTGCGGGTCGCGGTATTTGCCGCGTCTGATGTCGTCCTCGATGGCCGCTGCGTATTCCTCAGCGTCACGGAGCTTGGCGAAGTTCCGTGATTTCTGGACGCGTTTGCCGTCTCGAAGCGTGTACCAGCGGCATCTCCACCGTGAGCCTTGGCCGTACAGCGCGGACCGCCATTTGCCGGGCACATTGGCTTTCATCGGATCCTTCGCATTGGCCAGCGACTGTTTCGCGGCCCTGCTGGGCGGGTTGCCGTCCTCGTCGTTTTTGAGCCATCTGTCGTCTACGAACGCTCTGGCCATGGTTGTCTCTTTCCGAGGATCCGCGCTACACTGTGCGTGGAACCTCATTTTGGTGAAAACGGAAATGCTGATTGTTGGTTCCTTGGGTTCCGTCCGACTGTGTTCGGGCGGGACCCTTTTTTGTTTCCCGTCGCGGTATGTGGACGCTGAACTTCTTTTATTGCACGCACACGCCGGAATCGTACAACAGCTGCCGATAGTCCGACAGTACTTGGATGGTGACGCCCAATTCCACGGCCATCATCCACGTATTGCCTTCGTATATCTGCTCCACCATGCCATAGTCCACGGGACTGATCAACGCCAGCGCGGTCTCCCTGCGACACCGGCGCTCGCACTTCAACCCGTATTGGCTACCACAGCCTGGATCGTGGTGTTTCGCGTGGATGAGCTCATGGCACAGCGTGCAACGGCGCTGGCGCTGGTTGAGCCAGTCGGCCAGCAGAATGAGTTTGTGTCGATCGTCGTATAGGCCGCATATGTCACGGGGAAGGTCGCGTGACATGACTGACAGACCCATGGATTCCGCGTTCCGGTGAAGCTCCGCGATGGTCTTGTTATCCACATTCCTCTCTTCCGGAAGTATTGTTTTTCGAGAAGTACTTTTTTGCTGTTTGTCAAGTTCTGCTTGACAGTTGGAGTGTCGTATGTGATGCTTGAATCAGCTCATCTACCGAGTTGTAGAAGGAGTCTCCAGGGTCGCTGCGGCGGCCCTTGCTTTTTATTGAACGCAATTCCCGTTCAAACTTGACTGATCATATTCTTTCAGAAGTTTGTTGAAGCTATGATCATGGTCGACGTAGTAGGCGGTGACCAACATGCAGTAGCCTCTGTCCTTATGTGGTTCCAGCACGACTAGATACCGTTCTGATTCAATGAGGATATATAACCTATCGCGGCCATGCTTATGCTTCCTCCAGATTAATGGCGCATCACATACCTCATAATGGCATTGCGGACAATCCTTTGCGTTGTCAATCGTCTTCCGTGGAAACCTGATCCGCTCACATCTACGCAGATCGACATTCCTCTCGCCGGTTGTGTAGTCTTCGACGCTAGTGATGTGGAAAAACCCAGCCCATTTTCCGTCGGTCTCCTCTTTCTGGCGGCGTACGGAAACTCTGAGGCCGTCGAATGATGGATGTGAATCTATGAAGTCATGTCTGAAGATTGCATAAATCCTATCCTCATATACGGCAAAGTCTTCTATCGGGGATTTGGTTACGAGCTCCGGTGTCCAATGCGGTGTCATGCGTTCCGTCCTTCCCAGACGAAGATGTTGAACTTGCGCGTGCCCAAGGTCGTTGACTGGGTGAGTCGGAGCTTTGATCTCATGCGTATGTAGTCGATGATTTCAGCTTTCGCGCCTGATGGTTGGGGGATGGTCGTCCGGTTCGCCCTGCATACGGCTCCGTTGATCACGTCGGTGATTTGCATCATTTGCACTTCGTCTGAACGGATTGGTTGCACTTTCTTGATGCATTCGTGGTTGAAGTCGTAGTGGCTGTTTGCTAGCACTTCCTCCAGTTTCTCGGTACGTTGCGCGGAGTGCGTGTCCTTGATGTCCACGTACACGTTGTAGGTGTTCGTGGAATCGAACAGCCTGTTCAGCATGGTGAAATACATCTTGTAGTACCAATCGTTGTGTGACTGGGACCATGCCTCATGATTCAGACGTGTCTTCTTGGCCACCAGAACACGGAACCTCATGTCGTCATCCAGGAAGAAGCAGTTCAGCAAATCCTTGTACAGGTCGATTTTCGGCATGCTGGCCTTCGTCCACTTCACTTCCGTGCGTGCCTTGACACCGTAACGTGCCTTGATCTGGAGAATATTCTCTGTGATTTCCTGCCTTTTATCCTTGGGTATAATGAGGGCTCCAAGGACCATCACGTCGCTGTCGTCATGTTCCAGATGACAGCTTTCATCGCAATACAGGTTGTATTCAGTCATTTGCGTTCCTTTCAATCCATCAATCGTCCGGCGTTTCGGCTTCGAGGCGTGCGTTCGGATCCCTGTTGGCGGCCACGTCGTAGTCTTCGGGGTGCGCGGCGATACGGTCGATGAGATCATCGGTGATCCGGGACTCGCGCTCGCGGGCTTCGTAGGCGCGTGCGGCCTCGCTGCCGAGTGCGCGTGTGTAGATGTCGAGGCTGGTGAGCCCGAATGTGGAGGCGATGTGCTCCACATCTGACGTATTCAACGGCGCCTCATAGCGCATGCGCATGTACCAGTAGTTGTTTCCTAATCCGCTAGCAGACAGGAATTCTTTAATACCCATACCGCTTGCCGAGAGCAAATCTCGGCAGATGTCAATGATCTTGCGGCTGTCTTCGGTGACTTCATTTTTTGCTTTGTATGCCATACGCCCATATTACGAATATGGGTAGAAAATGTAAAGATTACCGACTTTGGTAATCATATAATTACCGAAGTCGGTAAATTAAAGGTTGTCGCAAGGGAACGGACCAACCAAGAAAGGAGCGGCAACCAATGAGCGAAACGGAAACCATCGCACGAAACCTCAGCGGCGAGCTCGCACGCCACCGCAAGACGCAGGCCACACTGGCCAAGGAGCTCGGCATGAGCGAGAAGACCGTCAGCGAACGATTGCGGGGCAAAGGGGCATTCGATACCGAACAACTCGAGAAAGCCGCAGGAATGTTCGGCATGAGCCTCTACCAGCTCATGATCAAGCTCCTGCAACCAATCGACGGCATCAAACAGATCAAGCCGTGAGCAGCGCTCGCCGACGAATGAATCGAAAGGAGAATCCGAAATGAGCATCAATATTCCGGCCGAGACACCGGACGAATCCACGAACCCGATCTCCGTTGAGGAGTTCGAACGCCTGCACCCGGCGATGCTGGGCGCGATAAGGGAGGTTATCCGCGAGGAACTGGCCGCCTGTGAGGAGCAGCCGGTGTTCGACCATCCGCAGGACATGCTGCTGGGCGGTCCCGAGGATTGGCACCCGCGATTCAAGGTCACCCCGGCGTTCGGTGATGGCAGGTTCCTGCTGACCATTCAGCTCGGCGCATCGTACGGGTTGAGCTTCTACTGTGATGCGCATGATCTGCTCAACCTCGTGAATCTCGTGTCCGCGCAGGCTCTGAAGGAAAAAACATGATTGCGAATCTGGCTTTCGGACTATGCATCTGCTCACTGGTCGTCATTTCCATCCTGATCGGCATGAGCATCCTGCTCGATGTGTTGCTCTGCGCTGGCGGGGAAGTGGCTGAATTGCTTCTGATGCCGTTCTTCACGGTTGCATGTGGCTTCCTGTTCTTCGGGTGGCCAATGGCTTACGGGCATGGAGGAATTGTAAGGAGCATCATTCTGATGGCCATTACTGCTGTGACCGACATCGTGGCAGTGGTCGAACTGATTTTGTCGGTCATCGATTCCGTCGCAGGAACGAGATCGCGTTCCGCTTCAATCGGGAAAGCCTATGTGCAAGTCGGGTCTCGCGGAAATGCGTCAGCCGATACAAGGTCAGATTCATGCCGCGATCATGCTCCGGCTCCGGCAGGGGCTTCCAAGGCTGACGGTCGATCTTCCCCTGTACGCGGATGCGACGGTACACACGCCTGCCCAGACGCGTTGGCTGGAGCGTCCAGTGGATCACGAGAGCCACGTCATCGGAATCCATCCATACCGCAACCAGAACCGTCTCGCCGGGAGCGACGACATGAACGTTCGAAGGTTCCACGGCGGCGCGGTTGATTCCGTTGTCCTGGACGGTAACGATTGCAGCTTCTCCACCATCAACAGTGAACGACACGTTGAATCCATCGCCGTCCCCGTCGTTGAGAACGCTGAAAAGCCTATCCGGGGTACCACGGCCGTTATGAGGCGTCCACGATTCCAATCCATGCATGAGCATGCCCTGCACGACATTGTCATAGTCAAGGACGAACCATCCTGCCTGCCGCCGGTTGCGGTGCGGCCACCACACGCTCACGACAGCGGATACGACGGCGATGACCGCCGACGCCCAAGTCGCCCAATCACCAATTCCAACGGAAGAAAACATGAGAACGATTCTAAGGAGAATCCAATGAACAACGAAATCCAGAAGTTCGACTTCAAGGGAGCGGCATTGCGCACCTTGACCGACGAGGCGGGGGAACCTTGGTTCGTCGCCAAGGACGTATGCGACATCCTCGGGACAGATACAAGGGACTTACACAAGATTCTTGAGTCTGATGAAATCACCAATGTGGATAGTATCCACATTGCTCAGAATGGCGGTAAAGCTCCGCTCATCATCTCCGAGCCTGGTCTTTACCGTCTTGTGATGAAGTCCCGCAAGCCGGAGGCGAAGGAGTTCCAGCGTTGGGTGACGCATGAGGTGCTTCCCCAGATCCGCAGGACCGGCGGCTACATTCCCACCACAGACGCGGATGATGACATGACCATCCTCGCGAAGGCCGTGATGATCGGTCAACGCACCATGGAGGCGCAGAAGCAACGCATCGCCGAACAGCAGACGCGCATCGTGGAACTGGAGCCGAAAGCGCGGTTCGCGGACGCCGTAGCCGCGTCCGACGGCACGTGCCTGGTCGGCGAGCTTGCGAAGATGCTCCGGCAGAACGGGATGGACATCGGCCAGAACAGACTGTTCCGTCTTCTTCAGGCTGACGGGCATCTCGGCAAGTCCGGTTCGAATCGCAACGTGCCGACACAGCGTGCGATGGACCTCGGCCTGTTCCGCATCAAGGAGACCACCGTCACCCATGCGGATGGGCACACCACGGTCAGCCGCACTCCGAAGGTCACGGGCAAGGGGCAGCGCTATTTCATCGACCGGTACTGGGGTCGCACCCAGCCGTCGTTGGAAGCGGGGGCGTGATGGGTGTCTATGAAATACGCCGCCGCCAGCTGAGGAACGGATCCTACACCGGCGGCGACTACACCAGTGCCGTCAAGGCGGCAAGGCTTACCTACGGACTTGGCGAATCAACAATTTCGTCTCATCAACGGATTTATCCAGAAGCGTCATCGCATACGCGAGATCGTTCAATCCCTTCGCAAGCTCACGCTGCGAGTAATCCGTCGTCGAATTGGAGGCGTTGTTGAAATGCGTTTGCGCGGAATAAAACCAGCTTGTCGCATTACTCATAATTCTTCTCCTAACTGTTCGGCCCGCACGTCGGAAATGCGGGATGACACCGATTTTAGGAGGGGGCCGGGCGGTTCTCCTAACGCCGCCCGGCATTACACACGCAAAGGAGGCGCGTGATGGAAGACGATACGACGTTCGCTGCGCTCGCTGAGGTCCTGAAACCGATGAACACGACGAAGGACATCGCGGACCGTTGCGGCATCAAGGAGGGCACCTTGGCGTACTGGCGTGGTGCGGGAATCGGTCCGAAGTTCGTGAAGGTCGGACGGACCGTCATGTATCCGAAGGAGCCGATGATCGCCTACTTCAAGGAACACCTCTACCAGAGCACATGTGAATACGAGGGAAAGGAGTCGGCATGAAAACGATTCGCAAGGCCTGCGTGCAGGCAGTGTTCGACGAGTTCGAGACCCAGGGCGAAATAGTCCACCCATTCAAGGACGTGGATGCGGAGGCCATGAGGTCGCTCGGCCACATCGTCGGATACGTCGACCTCGACGTCACCGGTCTCGTGGACCTCATCATCGACACGATCAACAAGGAGCTGTGATGACACTCAGGAGAATCGACGCGGAAACGCTGCTGACGCCACCAGTACCGCCGAGGGGCACGGTGATCATGTTCGGTTTGACCGGCTATGCGATTCGCGTCACGGGCAAGGGCGCCAGCCTCATGGCACTCGACGTCGACGGAAGCCAGGAGCTGGCGAGCATCGGGAAAGACCAGGCAAGGAAATTCATTCAAAGCATCGGAGGCGCAAGATGACGGACAACGATTATCGCATTGAGGACAGGTTCGAAAAGGGAAGGCCGAACTACACGCTCAGGCGTTTGAAGTTCACGCTGGCCGTGGTCGGTCTGGTCGTGAGCGTGACGCTCATGCTCACCTGGCATGGCGGCGGTCTGACGGGCGCGCTTGTGGTTGAGGGCGTGTATCTGGCCACGGCCCTGTGGCTGACGGTCAGGTTCGCTCCGCGCGATGACGTGGATGGCGACGTCTGACCGTATCCGCCGGCGTACAAGGACGCGGACGGATGGCGGAGGCGTGGGGGTCCCTTCATCTCACATTGCATTTCACGCATGCACTCTCACGTCTTCCGCCGTCACGCCGTCCGCTGTGGGTTCGAATCCCGCCGCCGGCGCTTGGCCGGACCGTCAACGCCGCCCGCATCCCCGCCTCGTTCAGCTTTCTTGGTGGTGTGGGAACGATGGGCGTGCTTCTTTGCTGTCATGGCGCCCAGCGGTCCGGCTCGTATCAATCAATCTCATATCAATCAAGGTCAAGGGAGGAACCGATGAAGGAGATTCTGCCGCATTGGCATTTCAGTCCGAACGCTCCGGTCAAGGACGTCGACACGAAGAAGATGACGAGTGGTGACAGGGCGGTGGCCGGCGCGTGCCGTCGGGCGATGGAGACCGAGGCGTGGAAGGAGCTGGTGATCCTCGAATCGTTGGGCGTGCGTTTCAACGGACTGGTGGGCCGGTTCGTGTCCGAGGTCGCCATGCCGGTGTTGGAGGTGATGCCTGATGACAGTTTCCATCAGGGCGCTGCCGCGCAGTTGACGCACATGGTGAAGACCAGGGATGGTGGCGAGACCATCCGCATCATCAAGACTCTCGCCGTGAAAGGTAGGTTCTAATGGCTGGTGAGACGATCATCGCGGTGGTGGGCAATCTGACCGCGGATCCTGAGTTGAGGTCGACGAAGAACGGTCGGAGCGTGGCTGGGTTCACGATCGCGTCCACTCCTCGCACGTTCGACAGGCAGTCGAATCAGTGGGTCGATGGGGATGCGTTGTTCCTCCGCTGCACGGTGTGGGGTGATCTGGCCGAGCATTGCGCCCGTTCCCTCGCCAAGGGCATGCGTGTGATCGCGCAGGGCAGGCTTACGCAGCATTCGTGGGAGGACGAGCAGCATCAGAAGCGTTCTTCCGTGGAATTGCAGGTGGATGAGATTGGCCCTTCCTTGCGGTATGCGACGGCGCAGGTGGCCAAGTCGCAGCGGGGTACGGCTGGAGCGTATGGCAATCCGGCTTCCATGCCGGCGGGTTATACGGGCGGGGCCGCCGCTTCTGGAGCACCGTTGCCGCCGTCCGACCCGTGGGGCTCGGTTTCGGGTTCGTCGTCATCGTTCGGTGATTTCGGCAAGCCGGAATCGGAACCTGATTTCTAAGGATGAATCATGAGCATGGAGAATGTTCGGAAACTGTTGTATCACGAGTACGGGCTTGACCCTTATGAGCTTCGTCTTCTGATGATGGTGGCCGACTGGACCGGCGATGACGGCAAGGGCTTTGCGAAGAGCGCGAAAACCATCGCATCGCAGCTGCATATGTCGGAACGCACCGTGCACAACAAGCTCCGGTCCTTGCGTGAGAAGGGCTTTCTGAGATACGGCAACCAGCACATCGTCGACGATATCGCGCCAAACCGTCGTCCGAAGGTGTATGACATGCACCTGCCAAAGCAGAGGGGTGAACGAAATGCACCGCAAGAATTCAAGCCGAAAAGCAGGGGTGAACGAAATGCACTCCAGAAAACAGGCATGAATCAGGGGTGCAGCTGGCATGAATCTGGCATGAATCAGGGGTGCACACAGCGTGCAGACAATACTACTAAATCTATAGAAACAATAAAGACTATAGAGAGAGACCCGCGCGCGAAACCAACACCCATCCCAATCGACTGGAAACCCTCTGAGGAACACCGGGCGCTCGCCGACCGGCTCGGCATCGACTGCGACATCGAGGCCGACAAATTCCGCGACAGGGCCCTCGACTCGGGAGCCCGCTCGGCCGACTGGAACGCGAAATACCGCAACTGGCTCGTCAAAGGCAAGGAACGCGGATTCGCCACGCCAAAGGATTCCAACGCTCGCCGACGGTTCACGTGGGGCAGCGAAGAGGTGAAACGCGTGCTCGGCCCGATAGCCTGCGAGGGCACGGACACGTACATGGAGCTCGCATGCAAGGTCGCCGACCTGCTCAACCAAGGCGTGGTGGACCCGGACATGCTGCGCCGTCAGCTCGCGAACGTGCCCGGCGACGTATTAGCCGAACAACTGTTCGAACAGGAGGCGGCGGCATGAACGCCATGACCATCGCACACATGGCCGGCATCCTCACCTCGGCCATCCAAGCCGCGGACCGATTGGAACTCGACGCGCTCAAAGGTCCGGCGCTCGCCGATATGGACCTTGACCTCGTCCGCGATATCAAACGCGACTGCTCGACCTGCATCAGCCTGCTCGAACAAATCGGAAGGGAGCGACGATGAGCGACCGGCAATTCCAGGAATCGAAACGCATCGCCTTGCAACGTCAGGGCTGGCATTGCATGCGTTGCGGACGCAACCTGCACGACCCGACCGTCTGGCCGGGCAGGAGCGGCCACCACAGGCAGTTGCGCCGTCGGGCCGACCCGACCATGCGTGACCTGCCGTGCAACATCGTCGAACTGTGCGGTTCCGGTACGACCGGCTGTCATGGTTGGGCGCACGCGCATCCGGCCGAGGCGGAACGGTTCGGCTACATCATCCCGAGTTGGCGTGGTCCGCTCAACGCGCCGATACGCGACTGGAACGGCGACTGGTGGTGGCTGTTGGATGACGGCACGGCGCAACGGCTCACGCAAATCGAAATCATCGAATGGCAAAGCGATTGGAAGGAAGAATCATGAGGAAACAGGACGAAGACCGGAATGGGAAGCCGGAGGCGCTGCTCTGGCTCGACTTCGAAACGACCGGTACGGACAGGAATGACAGTCTGCCGTTGGAGGTCGGCATGGAATGCACCGACGTGCTGGGCGAACATTCGTATGGTTCGCTGTATCGCATTATCAGACCGGACTGTCTCGACCTGTTGGACATGAGCCCGATGGCGTTTTCCATGCACGCGGACAACGGGCTCCTGTTCGAACTGCTGAACGGCTCCGACAGGAACGACTGCGTCGCTGCGGTCGCGAATGCCGTGGAGGAGTATCTCGACTCCCTGTCGCAACGCTTCACCTTGGTTCCGGCCGGAACGAACGTGGATTTCGACATCGACTTCCTGAAACGTCTCGACCTGGCCCCGGACAGGTGGCTGTCCTACCGCAAGTTCGACCTGACCACGCTCCGCCGCTACCTCACGTTCCTGGACTGCCCCGAAGACCCGTACAAGACGCATGCCGGCACGCACAGGGTGCGCGACTGCATACGACGCGACATCAACGACTACAAGTGGTACCGCAAGCTTCTGAAGGGAGCATGGTGATGACCGTGGCCGCCATGATGCTCCTGTGCGCGGCCGTCCTGGTCGCTTGGATCGGAGGCAGGTCATGACGGTCCAGAAGCATATGGCGTGGCAGTACCGGGATCCCGCCGACCTGATCGGCCGTCGATGCATCGCGCTCACCCACAATGACGTCACGTTGGACGGCCCGTTGGATCTGATCCGGTTGAGTCCGGTCCACGCGGTCCTGAAATACCGGGGCGTCGGCCTGCATGTCATCGACTGCGACCTACGCCACCATACGAACGAAACTTCGGACGGCATCCGTGCCGTCGTCATCACGGAAGGCAAACCATGAAACACACCACATCGCATGTCAGGAAATGGCATAGGACCAGTCCATGCCCCTACTGCGGCACGAGGAAACCCGGCATCGAACCCTACGCCCGGATCATCGGAGCCAAGATGCACTGCATCTGGATCGCCAAATGCCATGGATGTCCGAACGCCGTCTGGATCACCACCCCGGACGACGACATCAAAACCGCGATCCGCGGATGGAACCGATACGCCAACGGCGAATAGCGCAAACACCAGGAGGAAACGAAATGAGAAAAACAACACGCATCACACTCGCCATCACCGTCATATGCATGGCGCTCGCCGGATGCGGGAGCGCGTCGGAGCCTTCCACGCCAGCGCATGCGGTCAGGTCCATTGAATCGCAGTGCTCCCAGGACGAAGACGGAGACTTTCGTGAATGCGTCATCACCCTGAACGACAAGAGGAAAGTGGACTGCGTCGTCTACTCGGGCTACAGGAGGGGCGGCCTGTCCTGCGACTGGAGACATGTGAGCGGAGCCGACAAGGAGCCGGCAAGATGAGCTACCAGGAAATCCATGAGCTGTTCGTCATCTGCGACGAGTGCCACACACGCCTTTCCGTCGACGACGCGACCTACGAGGGCGCCGACAACGAGGCCGCCGACCACGGCTGGCAATGCGACGAGCTCCAAGGCAGGCACTACTGCCCGCTCCACTGGCACGTCGAATGCCATGACTGCGACATCACCGACAGTGGAGCGCCGGACGAACTGGAAGCCGCGGGATGGCACATCGACCGAGATTATCCATGCGACAGCCTCTGTCCGAACCACCGCCATCTCGAATGCCGCGAATGCCGCAAGTGGGATGTCGGACCGCTGCACCGGCTCGAATACGAGGGATGGCAGGTAAATGCAGACGATTTCAAGAAGAGCCTCTGCCCGGAATGCGTAAAAAACAAGAAGGAAACGAAATGAAAGTGAAGAAAGTCCTCATAGACATGATCGTCAAATGGCATCAGGCCGGATACAGCCTCGATGAGATCGCACCACTGGTGCCGCAAGTCTCCAAAGAGGAAATCAAAGCGATCATCCAACAACACCACGAGTAACAAGAAACCCGACCTTCCGGCCGGGCTCCTGGCATCACCACAAACCAGACTACACCGCCGGAGGGAATCGAACAAATGAACGAACCAACCAACGAATCCCAACCAACACCAAACCAGACACAACCAGCACAAACCAACCAAAACAAGCCAGCGCTCGCCGGCGTGTGCCTCGTCTGCGGCGGAGGATGCGCTGTCGGCGACACCATGTGCGCGAGATGCGATGGGCTGATGCGCGGCTGGCTGCGGGAATATCCATCATGGTTGGATTCGCTGCATGAGTTCCTGGACTCGACCGCGCACTACGGAGGCCGCCAGCCTGGACGCGTCAACCTTCCAGCCGCGCCGACGCCAATCCGATTGCCGGTGCTCGACCACATGCAGGCCATCGAGGATGCCGCGATCGCACTCTGGCGCCGGTTGTATGCTCCGCCCGCCATGCCATGGGCCGATAGCATGATTCATCCGTCCGTGTTGAAATGCCTGAGTATCTGCGCGGATTGCAATCGTCTTTCACGATTGCCGGACATTGGTCTGATTTGGCATGACTGGGAGCGGTTGGCGCGCAAGACGCTGGGCATCATCGACGTGCCGCCATCCAAGCATGGTATCGGCAGGTGCCTTAATCCTCTGTGCGGCGTGGAGCTGAGTGCGGAGGTCGGCGCGGTAAGTGTTGACTGTCCGGTGTGCGGCGACACCAATCGCGTGGTCGACGTGCGATTGGGGTTCCTGAAGGAGTGCATCGAATCCGGCAGGGCGTTCACGGCGGGGGAGTGCGCGGAGCTGCTGCGCGAATGCGGTTTCCAGTGCAGCGTGAACACGATCTACTCGTGGCGCAAGCGCGGCAGGATCCAACCGGCCGGCAGAAACGAGAAGGGACAGCCGCTGTACCGCCTGTCCGACGTACACGCGCGCCTCGCCCGGCATGACGTGATTTGACATTTTTCAAAGTGCAAGGCAGAATTGTCAGTGGATTAAAGGGTTCAAACCGGAAAACGGTTTGAACCCTTTTCATATCCACCGATGGATTCTCCTAACTCCTTGGGTTATATCCCGTCCTGTCCGAACGGCATATCGGACACGCTCCGCCCACCCACGTCAGAGTGGGCATACACCAACAGCGGCAGGCAAGCCAATCCCGCGTTTACGTGATGCGGTGATGCTCAAACCGCCTGTCCATGCCTTCGTAGGAATCAGTGGTAGATCGTACCGGCCGCGAGTCTTTATTGGATTCTCTTCCTTGTGGCCGCGTGTGGACGCGGGTTCGAATCCCGCCGAAGGCACCCATGAAACAAACCCGGGGTAGGGGTATTCGCAGATGATGGGGAGCCCTACAAGACACGGGAGTGTCCATATACGGGAGCCCCTATACCGGCATTCCAGCAAGCCAGCGGCGAAGATAATCATTGATGCATCCATGACACCCCGGGGCTCATACATGTGGGGAGGCCACATGAGCAAGCGGCGTAACGAGCGTGTCAGCAACGGCTGGCGGCGCAGACAGCTCAGGGCAAGAGTGCTGGCCGCATACAACGTGTGTGCCATCTGTGGCAAGCCAGTCGACAAGACATTGAAGACACCACATCCGATGAGCGCCGAAGTCGACGAGCTCGTACCGGTCTCACGTGGCGGTGATCCATACAGCTTCACTAACTGCAGGCTCACGCACCGCAGATGCAACAGGTTCAAGAGCGACAAGACAGACGAACACGCACGAGCGCTGCTGGCTGGCAGACAGGAAGTGAAAGCAAGCTCGATGCCGTTCAAAACGTTCGGCATCTGACTCCGATACCAGGGCGGGGACCCCGGGTATGCCCCCTCCCGGTCGCCTCGGGTGCAGTGCCGATATTTCTCTTGAAATTTAAGCGTAACGAATTGTGTTACGCATACGTTGAATGAAAGGCGGAATATGGCCTTTTTCAAAGCGTCAGCATCTGACATAGAACGATTTAATAAATACTTCAGAAGCACTGACCCTAGTAAATGTTGGGAATGGAACGGTGCTCATCACCCAAAGGGATATGGCACATTCCGTCTGGCAAAGACGTCCGTTCCGGCACATCGCTTCGCATATGCATTGACTCATAACATGTTTATCCCAGATGGGATGGTGATTGATCATATCTGTCACAACCGTTCATGCGTTAATTCAGACCATTTGAGAGCAGTAACGGTTCAGGAGAATTCCGAATATCGTGTTTCCTGTAATAAGAACAGCAAATCCGGAATCCGTGGTGTCTACTGGCGTAACGATCGAAAAGCATGGCAAGTTGAGGTTATCAAGAATAGGAAGGCATACAAGAGAGGTCCATTCAAGACGCTTGCACGGGCGGAAGCTGCTGCAACAAGATTGCGCGAAGAACTCGGGTTCCTCACTGGTTTTGGAATGAAGGAAACGCAATGATTTGCGAAGTATGCGGTAAGCAATTTAGGCCAAGTGGCAAGGGCAGCCAACAGAAATATTGCTCCGCGAAATGCAGGCAGAAAGACTATCGGCGTCGGAAAAAGAACCGGCCCGCACAGGACCGGAACGGTAAGCCGCCCGTCAAAGCCGTGGAAACGAAACAGAAGCCGGAAAGGGATCTCGACCAGCGGAGCTTCGAGAGGATGATGGACGGCAGCATGCTGGACATACTGCGAGACAACCGTGACCTGCTGCTCAAGGCCATGGCCGATCCCACGACGCCGGCGAACGCGCTGCCCGCGATCAGCCGCCAGCTCATCGACGTATGCGAACGCATCGAAGCGCTCCAAGGCGGCGGTCTGACCGACCTGCTGGACGATGAGGAAGACGAGGTGACGGACGATGTCGGAGCGTCGATTGTCTGAAATCGCCAAGATCCTGCGCCAGCCGGAAGGCATCGTCGGCAGCGAGTTCACTCGAATCAACAAAGCCGCGCGTAAGGCCGGCATCCGTTTCGACTTGTGGCAGCAGGGCTTCTTGTGGCTTCTGTTCGCCAAGAACGCGGAAGGCAAGTATGCGTGTGGCGCGGACGGCGCCGTGCTGTCCAGCTGCAGGCAGATCGGCAAGACCTTCACCGTCGGCACCGCGTTGTTCCTCAAGGCGATACTCACACCGAACCTGAAAGCCATCTGGACCGCCCACCATACGCGCACCAGCGACGAGACATTCGCGGACATGTGCGAGATGGAGCACAATCCAGTGCTCGGCCGGTACGTGGAACGCATCCGCAGAGCAAACGGCCAACAGGAGATCACGTTCACGTCCGGCAGCCGCATCATGTTCGGCGCCCGCGAAAACGGCTTCGGCCGAGGATTGCACAGCGTGGACGTGGCCGTGTTCGACGAAGCGCAGATCCTCACAGTGCGCGCGATGGACAACATGATTCCGGTTTTGAACACGAGTCCTAACCCCCTGGTCGTGTATATGGGCAATCCACCCAAGCCGGGAGACCAGTGCGATGCGTTCACGGAGAAACGCATGCACGCGCTGAACCATGACGGAAACCTCCTCTACGTGGAGCTCGCCGCCGACAAGGACGCGGATTCGGACGACCGCGAACAGTGGGCTAAAGCGAATCCCAGCTATCCGAAACGTACAAGCGAACAGGCAATCATGCGCATGCGCAACAACCTGTCGGACGATTCATTCCGTCGCGAGGCGCTTGGCATATGGGACGAGACCGCCACCGCATACGCCATCAGCCCCGACCTGTGGCAGGCCGCGGCCATCGACGACGTGCCCGAGGGCGGCACGATGAGCTTCGGCATCGACATGCCTCCGGACAGGAGCGTGCTGACCATCGGAGCCGCGCTACGATACGCGGACGGTTCGGCAATCATCCAGATGGCGAACATCAAGGACGCGCGGCAGGCGGGAACCATGTGGGCCGTGGACTGGCTCGCCGAACATTGGCCGAAGACCGCCAGCGTGGTCATCGACGCGCAGTCGCCCGCCATGAGCCTGCTGCCCGAACTGAAGAAAGCACATGTGAAGGTCACGGTCACGAACATGCAGGAGATGGGCCGAGCATGCGGCCGGTTCCTCGACATGCTCAAAGCCGGAACGCTCAAGCACCCGCGGGACGAATACCAGCCGCAGCTGGCCGCGGCCGTCAAGGGCGCCACCACGCGGCCTCTTGGACAGTCCGGCGCGATCGCCTGGAACAAACTCGGCAGTGATGTCGACATCACGCCGCTCGTGTCCACCACTCTCGCCCTGTATGGGGCGTTCACGACGAAACGACATCCGGGAAGACGACAGGAGGTGATGTTCTGATGGTGTTCTACATGGCCGACGGCACAACGGTAAGTGTCGCTCCGAAATTCACCGGCAGCAGCTACCTCGACACCGCAAGCGGAAACGTCGGCACCATCCTCGGCGTCGACGACGAGGACATGCCCATCATCCACGAACTGTTGCGCGTGTGGCGTGAGAAATACCCACGCAACCTGATCCGCGGAGCCTACTACGACTGCAAGGAACGATTCAAAGACTTCGGAATCTCCATCCCCGACCAGATCAAAAACAAGGTCGAGGCGATGATCGGATGGCCCGAACTGGCCGTCCGATCATTGAGCGACCTGAGCGACCTGGAAGGGTTCAGCGTATCCGGCGACGACACGATGGGCGTCAAAGACCTGTTCGAGGACAACCAATTGGACGTGGCCACGTCAGAACTGATCGTATCCGCTTACAAGCACTCATGCAGCTTCCTGACCATCGCCGCAGACCCGGAGAATCCGGACCGGATCAGCATGATCCCACGCTCCGCCGACTGGTCCGCTGGAATCTGGGACCGACGCAACCACCGTCTGGCCGCGGCATTGACCATCACCGAGGACGACAAGGACGGACGAATCTGCGCGTTCAACGTGTGGCTCCCCGGCAAGGTCTACGAATGCTCCGGCCACCTGACCCCATGGCGGGCGGAGAAAATCGAAACGAACTTCGACCAGCCGACTGCCGTCGCGCTCGCCTACGACAGGCAGATGGACCGGCCATTCGGCCACAGCCGCATCAGCCGTTCGCTCATGAGCCTCGTCGACGCCGGATTCCGCACCGTGGTCCGCATGGAGGCGTCGGCCGAATTCTATTCCGTTCCGAAACTCTGGTTCATCGGAGCGAACAGGGACGCGTTCAGCAGCAACACATGGACGAGTCTCATCCAGGCGATCAACGCGATCACCGCGGACGAGAACGGAGAGCTTCCCCAACTGCATCAGGTGCAGCAGGCGTCCATGACGCCCCATTCGGACATGCTCAAGACCTTGGCCATGCTCGTCGCCTCGCAGACCCGAGTGCCGGTCGACTATCTGGGAATCACGTTGGACAATCCGACCAGCGCCGAGGCCATGGCATCCGCCGAACGACGGTTGACGCGCATCGCCGACAAGCAGAACGTGGCCTTCGGACGGGAACTCAAACGGGCCATGGGCATCGCCGTGGCATTGCGCGAAGGCGCGAACACGATACCCGACTCCATACGCGACGTGCATCCGGTATGGGCGCCCACAAGGGAAATCTCCGACGCGGCGCGCGCCGACGCGTTCACGAAGATCGCCGACAAGATCACCGGCTACGCCGACTCCGATGTCGGACTCGAACGTCTCGGCCTGACCCGCGAGGAAATCACCCGCCTACGCGCCGACCAGCAACGGCAGAAATCGGAACAACGCATCGACCAGCTCATGGACAGAAGCGCGGCGTCCTCGGAGGTGACGGATGGATCTGAACAATCTGGATCTGCCGGAACCGGCGAAAGCGCAGCTTCGTCAGAAACTGGAGAAACTGCATAGGGATTACGAGACTGATCTTGAGAATCTGACAGACGACGCCACCGACGCGATGGAATCCGCGAAACCGTTGGAACGACAAGACATAGTGCTCAGGTACACCCGCGATGCGTCCGAACGATCACGCAGGTACTACACTGACACCAGGAACCTGTGGCAGAAATACGCCGGCATCAAAATGCCGCCCTACGTCTCATCTACTTGCGACGAATATGAAGTGCTATACCGTCAGGTAGGCGGTTTCACTGGAACCGATTGGAATGGGCATAACTACACTAATTTGAAGCATGGCAACGCCAACGGGCTGACTGTTGAAGACCTTTGGCCCGACCTGAAGACGGTGGACGACTGGCAGCAGTTCATTGCCGACATGATGAGCAGGTCTGTACGATTGACCACGCAGAACAACCGCGACGCCGACGAGACGCATCCTGGATGGGCACGCGTCCCACGAGGCTCCAATCCTTGTGCATTTTGCGTGATGCTCGCCAGCCGAGGATTCGCATACACCAGTGAGGAAAGCGCGGACTTCGGCGGCTCTTTCCATAACGGCAAATGCCGTTGCATTCCCGTGTGCAGCTGGGGCAAGGACAAGATCTTCGGCTATGACCAAGCGAAGTATAAAGCCATGTACGATCAGGCCGTGCAAGCCATCAACGGCAACGCATTGGGAAAGAATTGGAAGTCCTCCGCCGAGGAAGCCGGAATCAAGTTGGATTCGGCCGACGCGAATGCCGTCACATTCGTTATGCGTCATAAGTTCCCTAAGCAATTGAGCGACGGGATCATGCCGAAGAAACGTGCGTCTTTCAAAGTCGAACATGATTTCACCGGCATGCGCGACGAGAAATCATTAAGCAAGAAAGGATGGGATGGAAGGCAGAAGGCGCTTGGCGTCCCAGTAGACGCAGACGTCCTTGAGATGCATGAAATCGTGTTCCTGGAACATTTCAAGTCACTCGGACAGCATTACGAATGGATTCCACGCGATACTTTGGGGCACAAATCGACGAATGACTTGAAATGGATTGAGCAAGACCTTGAGTGCGAGGTTAAGTCATCTCGGCAAAAACGCCCAGACTACGGATCCATTTCGAAGAACATCTCAAAAGCGGTATCCAAAGCCGAGCAGCATGGTGTCGTGAAGGATGCATTCATTGTGGATCTCACTGGATACTCGGCTCCGGAGAAACTGGTGACGCAACTTTCCCGCTATAACGCGCTGCATAAGAAAAACAAGATCAGACGTTTGTTCCTATTGGACAACAACGGGATGAGAGAAATCGAGCTGCAATAAAAACCCGGAGGCACTCCCGCACGAATAGGCTATTATTTCAAGTCTGCACGGGACCTCCGGTACTTCTATTTTACCAAAAACCATTGATTTCGGTGGATTGCCAGAGCAGACGAATGGACCCGACTGTAACTCGGGCGCTTCACAGCCGCGCAGGTGCGAATCCTGCATCCACCACTCGGCCAGCCATTCAGGTTGGCGGCGACCATGCGCCGTATCGCGTGGGAGGACCATACAGCGCACCGTGGCGCGGTCGAACTCGAATCCACGGGAAACAGCAAAGGAGAGCAGCATGTCCATCAGATTCCGATTCCCGGCACACATCCGTCTCATCGACGGCGGTGGCGACGAGGGCGGTTCCAATGACGGTGGCGATGGCGGTGAGCCGAGGTCGTTCACCCAGGAACAGGTCGACCAGATCGTCGAGAAGCGACTGGCCAAGGAGCGCGGCAAGTACAAGGACTACGACGAGCTCAAGTCCAAGGCCATGAAACTCGACGAGATGGAGAACGCCGGAAAGAGCGAAATCGACAAACTCAAGGAATCGAACGCGGCGCTGCGCAAGCAGATCGACGACGCCGCGGCCGAGAAGCAGCACGCGGAATGGGTGTCCGAAGTCGCCAAAGACAAGGACGTTCCGGCCGAACTGCTGCGCGGCGGAACCAAGGAGGAACTCGAGGCGCATGCGGACCTCCTGCACGCGGCGCTGCATCCGGCATCCAAGCCGCCTCAGGTGAGGAACCAGACGGGCTCTCCATCGCACCAGAACAACAACAAGGACGCCGAAGAGCTCTCGTACATCCACCAGCTCCTAGGCGAATAACCCAACCATCCGAAAGGACAAGCCATCATGGCGATGAAAACAGACCAGATCAAGCTCCCCGTGAGCGTGGCCACCGAAATCGTGAACAAGGCCAAGGACACCAGCACCATCGCGTCCCTGAGCCCCAGCACGCCACAGATCTTCTCCGACGCCGACTACCTCGTGTTCAACGGCAAGAGCGAAGCCGAGGTAGTGGCCGAAGGCGCGGTCAAGAGCAGCTACGAGCAGACCGTGGACTCCGTCGTGGCGAAGCGCTTCAAGGTGCAGACCACCACCCGCGTCACCAGCGAACTCCAGTGGGCCGACGAGGACAACCAGCTGCAGATCATCCGCAGCATCCAGGCCGATCAGGCAGCCGCACTGGGCCGCGCCCTCGACTACGTGATCTACCATGCGATCAACCCCAAGACCGGTGAGGCGCTCTCCGGATTCGACCCATTGAGCACGTCTGCCGTGCAGGTGATCGCCACCGAGGATGAGATCGGCAACGTGGACGCTTTGGCCGACGCGCTGAACGACTCCTACGACATCAACGGTGTCGCCCTGTCCAAGACCTGGGCGTCCCGCCTGCGCAAGCTGCGCGTCCCCTCCACCGGCATGCGCTTCTACCCGGAGATCCCGCTGAACCTGCAGGCCGGCAGCCTGGACGGCATCACCGCCGCGACCTCCGGAACCGTCAACGGCCGACTGGCCAAGACCCCGACGAAGGTGCTCGCGTTCATGGGAGATTTCAGCCTCATCAAATGGGGCATGGTCCGCGATCTGACCAGCGAGATCATCGCCTACGGCGATCCGGACCAGACCGGCGTGGACCTGAAGGCCCATAACCAGATCGCATACCGCACCGAGGCGATGTACGCGTTCGCGATCATCGATCCGAAGGCGTTCGCCGTACTCAAGGCCACGGAATGAGGTGAACGATGAGTTTCCCCATCCAGACCCTTGTGGTCAATCCGTCAGGTAAGAAGAAGCATGCGATCGGACCGTTGGACGCGCAGGTGAGCCTTGTCAACAAGGATGGCACGGACTTCTCCGCCGGATCCAGCGCCTACGAGCTGCCGGCGGCCGGCGAGGACACCCTCGGCGGCATTAAGCAGTACGCGCCCGAACAAGCGATCGGCAACGTCGACAGCAACATCGCCGAGGCCGCGGCGGACACTCCGACCAAGGACGAATTCGACAAACTCGTCACCGCGTTCAACACGTTGGCGAAACAGTTCGACGACACCATCGCCGGCCTCGTATCCGCCGGGGCGGTCAAACTGCCGGACAAGAAGTGACCATGACGGACGAGCCCGACATGTTCGCCACCTCCGACGATCTCGAACGGAGGTGGCACAAGCTCACCGACGAGGAACGCGAGAAAGCCGACACGCATCTCGCGGACGTGACCGACTACATCAAGGAACGCTCCCCGAACTGGCGGCGGCTCCTCGAAGAACGGCCACGCCTGCTGACGAAGATCACCTGCGACATCGTCCGCAGAATCATGCAGGCCGACCCGTACGACATTCCCGGCGGCATCACGCAGATGAACCAGACCACCGGCAGCTTCAGCGAACAATACAGTTTCGGAGCGCCCACCGGCGATCTCTGGCTGCGCGACGACGAGAAACGCATCCTCGGCATCAACGCCCAACGCGCGTTCAGCGTCGACATGGCAACGGGGGAGACGTCCTAGTGGAAACCATCGAAATCTGGCGCGGCCAGCCCACCACCGACACGGACGGCAACCCCATCCAGGGCAAACCCGCCCGCGTCGGCACGTTCCAGGCGATGGTCGCCCCAACCTCCACCACCGACCAGACCGAGGAGAACGCCAGCCCGCAGACCACCGAATACACGATCCACATCCGCGGTAGCCAACCATCAGGCATCCAGGCCGCCGACCTGATCAAAGTCAGAGGCATCCTCCTGCCCGTCAAAGGCAAACCGCAAGTGTGGAACAACATCCACGGACGCCACATCGGCGACGTCATCACCGTAGGCGAACGGGAAGGATAAACCATGGCCAAACGATGCAGATTCGTATTCAACCGCAAGGCGTTCAGCCAACAGGTCCTCAAAAACGAGACATTGCGCTCGCGCATGAGGGACGCGGCCGAAGCCGCCGTAGAGGATGACCGTTGCATGGTCCGCGACCATGACGGCAAGAACCGCAGCGGCGTGGCGATCATCTGCCCGGCACCGGTGGAGAAGGCGCACGGCACGCTAGAGGACACGCTCGGAAGGATGCGCGTATGAGCATCCCGGTCACTCCCCGCCGCACGGAACCCCTGCTCCTGCCCAAACTGAGGACACTGTTCCCGGACGTGACGTTCGACACCATCGAACGAAGCGACCTCGAACCTCCCTTCACCGAAGCCACGCTGGCCGACTCCATACAAGGCATGAGCACCCCAATCTCGCAGTACGTGCGGCTGCGGCTGAGCGTGCGCTGCATGAGAGAGGACCATACGGGCGACTGGGACAAGGCCGCACGCCTGTGGGCCGACATCGCGAGGGAGATCATCGGGCTCGGAAACGTCGCGCCGCTCATCGACGCGTCACTCGAATCCGGGCCGGTACGCATGACGGACGAGGACAAGAGGCTGGTGTGCGCGTACGGCGTGCTCCTGCTCGAGGTCACCGTCAACTGAAACACAACCAAAGACAACGTGCCGCCACACGCGAAGAACGGAAAGGTGCAGACGAATGTCTGACAACAACGAAAAAACCACCGTCGCCGCGCAGGGCGCGACCGACTACGGGTACGTGTCCAGCGGCAACACCGCAGGCAACGTGCGCCTGATCAAGAACTACGCGCTGTTCCTGTTCCCCAAGGGCGACAGCACGTTCGTGGCTCCGACCGGAGTGGCCTGGACCCCGCCGGCAAGCAAGAAGCCGATCGGCTACTCCACGGAGGACGGCGCCGTACTGCATCCGGAACCGGGCGACAGCACCGACTACAAGGCCCACAACGGCGACATCGTGCTGTCCGACACGGATCCGGGCTACTGGACCCTGCAGCTCGCCGCCATGGAGGGCCGCAAGGATGTGGTGTCGGCCTACTTCGACGTGGACGTCGATTCGGACGGCGGCATCAGCATCAAGGGCGCCGGATTGAAGAAGGAGTGGATCCTCGTGCTGGTCGCGCTCGACCAGCAGGACCGTCCGTTCCTCCTGTACGGCACCAACGCGAAGGTGAGCGACCGTGACGACGTGAGCCTGAAATCCAGCGAGATCATGAACTTCAGCATGACGTTCAAGATGCTCAAGGGCACCAACGGCGAACAGTTCCACGCATGGGGCCTCGTCACTGAAGACGCCAAGTGACCCATTGATTCTTCCCGTGCGGCCGATGGCGGTCGGCCGCACGGGACACCCATTCAACCGCCAACCATTAGAACGGAGCCAACATGAGCGACAAAGAATACCATGTCGTGGACGTAGATCTGACCGAAGCGGAAGAGCTCAAACCCGACGTGCACCTCGAGGTCGCCGGCGTCAAACTCGACCTGCCGAACCTCAACAACGCGGAACTGCCCATCGAACTCGTCCAGGCCATCCTCCTGGTCAAAAGCAAGCCCGCATTGTCCGACGAGGAAACCATGGCCTGCGTGAGCACGTTCCTCGCCTACTTCCAGACGATGCAGCCGAACTTCTGGAACGTGCTGCGCAAGACCAAACGTCCGATGGCCTACCTCACCGCGACCATCAAGGCGTGGGCCGAGGAATCCGGACTGGACCCAAAAGCGTTTACCTCGCCCACCTCTGGAACAACAATCGCGCGGCACTAGCCTACGACTGGATCCGAGCGTACGGGCAGATCTACAGGCCCGTACGCTTCCGGGAATGGGTTGAAGGCCAACGTCCACGAGTCGATTGGGGACTCGCCTGGGCGTTGACCCGCGAAATCCTCAAAGACCATACGAGCCACTCGTGGATGGCGTTGCAGAACGCCGTCTACGCGCCCGACGGAGCCGAACAGGCGGTCTGGACGCTGTCTGGACAACGCAAACGCCCATGGTTCGACCACGAGCACGACCCGCTCCGCCCGCCAACCCCGACGCACAACCTCACCCGCCGTCAACGCGAGGACAGGGAACGGCTCAAAGCCTACTTCCACATCAACGACGACCTCTGACTCCGACCGCCATCGGAATCCCAACCTACGAATAAGGAAACACGATGGCAGCACAGGACATAGGCGTCGCATACGTCCACGTCGAACCATCCGGCAAAGGATTCGGCAAAAGCATCGAAGGCGACATCGGCGACGCCGTCAACAAAGCCTCCAAGAAAAGCTCCAGCACCCTCATCTCGAAGATCGGCGGAGCATTCGGCAAAATCGGCAAGGTCGGCACAGGCGCGATCGCCACCCTCGCCGGCGGCATCACCGCATTGGCCGCCAAAGGCGGCTTCACCCGCGCCCTCAACATCGAGAACGCGCAAGCCAAACTCAAAGGCCTCGGCCACGACAGCGCGAGCGTCACCGAAATCATGAACGACGCGCTCGCATCCGTCAAGGGCACCGCGTTCGGATTGGGTGACGCCGCGACCGTCGCGGCCAGCCTGTCCGCCTCCGGCATCAAGGAAGGCGGCGAGCTCACCAAGATCCTCAAGACCGTGGCCGACACCGCGCAGATCAGCGGCAGAAGCCTCACTGACATCGGCATGATCTTCGGTTCCGTCGCCGCCCGAGGCAAACTCCAGGGCGACGACATGCTCCAGCTCATGTCGAGCGGCATCCCAGTCCTCCAAATGCTCGGCAAGCATCTGAACAAGACCAGCGCCGAAGTGTCCGACATGGTCTCGGACGGCAAAATCGACTTCCAAACCTTCGCCGACGCCATGCAGGAAGGCCTAGGCGGCGCCGCACTATCCGCAGGCACCACATTCACCGGCGCCCTGGCCAACGTGAAAGCCGCGTTGAGCCGACTCGGAGAAACAGCCGCCACACCAGTCCTCGACGGCTTACGCGGCCTGTTCAACCAAGCCATCCCACTCATCGATACATTCACCGCAGCCGTCACACCAACCCTGCAAAAAGTCGGAGCGGCACTCCAACAAGGTCTCGAGAACGCGATACCCGCCACACAGGCGAAACTCAAAAACCTTGGCGACACGATCTCCAACATCCCCGGCTTCCAGATGCTCGCCTCGGCGACGGCCAGCCTCAAAAGCCAACTCACTGGCCTCTGGAACGCAATCACATCACTCATAGGCGGACTCAACAATGGCGGCGAAGCCGCCACAATGTTCTCCACAACCGCCGGCGCGCTCGCGGGAGTGGTCGCTTCGGTCGCGCAGGCGTTGTCGAACGCGGCGGGATGGGCGAAGACGTTCGTCAACACGTTCATCGAGACGGGCGCGTTGCAGCCGTTCCTTGAAAGCCTGACCGGCGTCATCTCCGGATTGGGCTCGCTGGTTTCCGTATTGGCGGCCGCGGTCTCGCAGGCCTTCGGCTTCAACGACAGCGCGCGCACCGCCAGTTCCGCGGCGCAGAGCTTCGCCGGACTGTTGAACACTTTGACCGGCGTGCTCATGACGGTGGGAGGCTGGCTGCAGTCGGTCGGACAGTGGGCGCAGCAGAACGGCGCACTGGTATCCGGCGCGTTGAAAGCCATCACCATTGCATTGCTCGCGGTCAAAGGCTGGGATATCGTCTCGGCCGGGCTGAAGACAGTTTCCGGTGGACTGAAGGCCATTTCCGCGACTGCCTCCGGTGTGGAGAAGACCGCTACGGCCACGTTCGATTTGATTGGCAAGATCTCCGACGCGGGAAGCGCGGCTGGAGCACTGAAGCAACTCGCCGGCTCGTTCAATATTGTCAAGGCAGCTCAATCGGCGTGGAGCGCGGTGACCAAGGCTGCTACCGCCGTGCAGCTGGCATTCAGCGCTGCCTTGGATGCGAATCCGATCGGCATGCTTGTCGTGGCCATCGGCGCGGTCGTGGCCGCGCTGACATGGTTCTTCACCCAAACCGAAACGGGCAAACGACTCTGGAACAGCTTCGCCACATGGTTCATGGGAATCTGGAACCAGATCAGCACCGCATGCCAGCCAATCCTGCAAGCCATCGCCATATTCATCACCCAGACCATGAGCCAAATCCAACAAATCTGGCAAACCGGATGGACACTCATCACCACCGTCCTCCAAAACGTCTGGAACGCAATCGGCCCCATCATCATGACCGCGCTCACCGCGATCATCACCGGCATCCAAACATTCATCACCACCATCACACCACTCCTGCAAGCAGGAATACAGAACATCCAAACCATCTTCCAAACCGCCGTCACAATCATCAGCACGGTCTGGAACGGACTCTGGAACACCATATCCACCGTCGTACAAGGCGCATGGACCATCATCGCCACAGTCATCAGCACCGCACTCGCCGTCATCCAAGGCATCATCCAACTGGCGCTCGCGGTCGTCAACGGGAACTGGAGCGCTGCATGGTCGGCCATCCAGGGCATCGTGTCGGCAGTGTGGGGCGGCATTCAAGGCGTCGTTTCCGCGGGAGTCGGCATGGTCAGCGGAGTGGTATCCGCCGCATGCTCGACAATCCGGAGCGTGTGGGCCGCGTTGTGGAATGGCGTCGGAAGCATTGTGTCGAGCGTCTGGGGCGGCATCGTCGGCACCGTAAGCAACATGGTTGGCCGTGTCGGGAGCGTCGTGAGCGGGATCGGCGGAACCGTCCTGAGCGCGGTGTCCGGCGCGGGAAGCTGGCTCGTCAGCGCGGGACGCAACATCATCCAGGGATTGATCAACGGCATCACAGGAATGGTCGGCTCGTTGTATTCCAGCATCACCAACGCGTTGTCGGGCTTGGTGGACAAGGCCAAGAACGCTTTGGGCATCCATTCCCCGTCGCGTGTGTTCCGCGACGAGGTCGGCGTGATGGTCGGACGTGGCATGGCATTGGGCATCGACGATTCCGCGCATGTGGTCAGCCGTTCCATGCACGCGCTGGTCTCCACGATGAGCCTCTCCGACGCGGACTGGTCGAAGACCGGCAGGCTGAACGTCACGGCCGGCACCGGCGCCAATGCCGGCGACGGCGATCTGCGGGAACTCATCGCGGCCGTCGAATCGTTGCACGACGACCTCGGATCGATCATCGCCAGGTACACGCCGACGATAGGGGACCGCGACTTCGCAAGGAAGGTGAGAAGTGCAATCGCTTGAATACGTGTGCGCGGCCACAGGTGAGCGCATCGGCTTCGAGGGGCCGCTGTACGGCGAGACGCTCACGGGACTGCGCGCCCGCGTCTGGGACTACAGCCTCGCCTCACGTGGCATGACGGGCATCACCCGCAAGGCACGCGAGGCGACAGTCACCGTGAAGATCCACGATTCTCCAGCCACGCTCGACCTACTGCGCCGCCTCGCGGACGCCGACATGGCATCCGAGAACCCGGGCACGCTCGTGGCCGACGGCGAATGGGAAGCCAAAGCGTGGATCACGAAAAGCGAACCGCAATCCATCACGCCCACGATGGTCGAGACGCAGTTGACCATCGTGCTGGCCGATGGCGTGTGGCGCCGTCCGACCATGACGCATTTCACGCCGCGATACGATTCCGGAACCGCCGACCTTGACTATCCATATGATTATCCGCATGATTTCGCCGGCATGGCATTGGGTGCCGAGATCGTCAACGACACGTCCATCCCGCAGCCGGTCAAGCTCACGATATTCGGACCATGCGCGCAACCGTACGTCATCATCGGAAACAACCGGTACGAGGTCGACGTGACCGTGCCATCCGGCTCGCGTCTGGAAATCGACGGCACCGGCGATGTCAGGACCGTCACCATGGTCAGCGGCACAGGTCTCGCCACAAACTGCTTCGCGCAGGCCGTGCGAGGGTCGGGCAAGGATTCCGGCCGGTACGTGTTCCAACCGCTCGCGCCCGGAACACAGCCGATCAGCTGGCCGGGAGGATTCCAATTCGACTTGACGGTCTGCGAGGAAAGGAGCGAACCGCCATGGACCTGATCGTCACCGACGCCACAGGCAAACCCGTGGCGAGCCACGCCTCATACACGCTCGACCTCGCGTTCGGTAGCGGGGAGAACGACTTCGACCTGCAGGTCGAAGACGCCGCGCTCAAGGCGGGGAGCCGCATCATGATCGACGGCACCGAGTACGGCGGCATCATCGACGACACGGATGTCGACGTGGACGGAGGCCTGTCCACCGTCACATGGCATGGCCGCGACTGGCATGGAGTGCTCGCCTCGAAGATCATCGAACCGGACGGGAACAACGATTACCTCACCCTGTCCGGCACGATTCCCGTCATCATGCGCACGCTCGTCAGCCGTGCGGGATTGCAAGGCCTGTTCACCGTCACCGACGAAAGCGCCGACCACAAGACCACCTGCCAGTTCGACCGGTACGTGGACCTGTACAGCGGTCTGGTCAAGATGCTCAGGGCAAGCGGACTCAAACTCCGGTTGCGTAATGACGGCGACAAGGTATCCATGAGCGCCATGCCCGTCCGCACGATCGGCGACAGCATCGACTCGGACCTCATCGACTTCACCGCCAAACAGGCGGCGCACCCGATCAACCATCTCATCTGCCTGGGCAAGGGCGAACTCAAGGACCGTACCGTCATCCACTGGTACGCCGACGCGAACGGCACGTTCAGCCACACGCAGACCCTCAAAGGCCTTGACGAACGCACCGCCACATACGAGTTGTCCAACGCCGAAGCCGACGAGCTCGAGGACAAGGGCAGGCAGAAATTCCAGGAGCTTCGGAATACCAGCACCATCGACGTGGACATTCCCGACGGCATCGACGCGGACGTTGGCGACCTGGTCACGGGCCGTGACAACAACACGGGCCTCGTCGTCACTGCCGAGATCTCCAAGAAGATCGTCAAGGTTTCGGGAGGCGTGCTCACCGTCACCTACGAATCCGGAGGTGCCAGCGCCGGCGGCAACAGCGGAGAATCCTCCATCGGGGATGGTGGCCACGCCTACTACGCTGGAGCCGGCCTCAAACTCGACGCCTGGACGTTCAGCGCCGACGTGACCAGAAACGACATCGACTCGCTCAACAACGCATTGTCGGGTAAACAGCCGAAAGGCGACTACATCACCGGCCTGAAAATCGGTTCGGTGGACACGCTCGCCCCCGGTGCACAGGCAAGCGCGTCGCTTACGGGCGCCGGCAGCGACAAAACCTTGAATTTGGGGCTTCCGAAAGGCGACCAGGGTCCGCAAGGGGAGAAGGGCGACAAGGGCGACACAGGACCACAGGGGGCCACCGGAGCGACCGGACCCACCGGTCCTCGGGGAGAGAAAGGAGCGACCGGGGAGCGAGGGCCGCAAGGCGTCGCCGGTCCCGAAGGCCCGCAGGGACTGCAGGGGATACGCGGCGAGAAAGGCGATAAGGGTGATGCCGGCGCGATCGGCGCGGCGGGACCGCAAGGCCCGACGGGTTCCACAGGTCCGCAGGGTCCCACGGGTCCACAGGGAGCGACCGGCCCCCAGGGCAGACAAGGCATCCAAGGTTCCCAAGGCATCCAGGGCCCGCAAGGGGAGAAGGGTGACAAGGGCGACAGCGGCGTATCCGCCCCTTCGAACGGCTTCTTCACGCTCAGCATGGAAGGCGACGGCGACCTGTACGTGAACTATCCGGACAACACGAACCCACCCTCGTTCGTCTGGGACTCCGAGAGCGGGAACCTGTACGTGGACATCCCGGAAAGGTGACACATGACGCGACTATTGATCGGCAACATCAAAGGCCCCAAAGGCGACAAGGGCGATACCGGGGCCACCGGCCCGCAAGGCAAGCAAGGAGCGCAGGGCGTTCAGGGAGCTAAAGGCGACGTCGGCCTTCCGGCGCTCGTGATGAAGAAATCCCTCGTCGGCGAATATCCGGTGGGATCCACTTTCACGGGGAACGTGAGCGAATGGTTGAACCGAACACCACTCGTCAATGAATATTCGACCGCATTGTCAGGTGGCGGAAAATACAGCATCGTCTGGCAGTGCGTTTCACAGTCCGGCAGCCTATTCACGGGAAAGACGATTTCCCGTCAATCCATCATCGGAACGCAAGGCCCTGCCGGACCGCAAGGTCCAAAAGGTGACGTCGGCCCACAAGGCGTGAAGGGCGATACCGGCGAGACCGGGCCTAAAGGAGCCACTGGAGCTGCCGGCCCTACCGGCCCGCAAGGTCCTGAAGGGCTGAAAGGTGACAAGGGTGATAAAGGCGATGTCGGACCCGCCGGAGAAGGAGGCCCTACCGGCCCGCAAGGTCCGAAAGGCGACACCGGCCCTGCCGGACCTACCGGAGCAACAGGCCCCACCGGGCCGCAAGGCAAGCAGGGAATACAAGGTGCGCAGGGACTGCAGGGCCCACAGGGACCGACAGGACCGCAGGGTGCCAGCGGCGTGACGGCGCCAACTTCCGGATTCTTCACACTGCAGGTCGACCCGAACGGAGACCTGTACGCCGTGTACGCGGATACGACCACCGCGTCGGCGGCTCCCGTCTCCTACGATCCGGCGACGGGCGACCTGTACTACATGATCAATGACGGAAAGTAAGGAGCGCATATGACGAAGATTCTGCTCGGCAACGTCAAAGGCCCCAAAGGCGACACCGGCCCGCAAGGCAAGCAGGGAGTGCAAGGACCGCAGGGCCCTGCCGGCGCCACTGGCGCGACCGGGGCCACCGGAGCGAAAGGAGAGGCCGGCCAACGCGGCGAGACCGGGTTGCCTGCCTTGATCATCACACGCATACTATCCGGATACTGGACGTCCGCATGCTCGGATTTTAACTGGCGGACACTCAGTTTCAACCGTGCCCCGGTCGTAGGCGAATACTTCTTCGCCATGACCAATGGCGGCAAGAACCTGATGTACGCGCAGATCACAGCCACCGGGAAAAACGTGACGTTCAAACCGGTTTCCAACACAAGCCTCGTCGGACCGAAGGGCGACAAGGGCGAGACGGGCATGAGCGCAAGCCAGGCGTTCATCGCCGCCCACCCGGTCGGCTCCCTCTACTGGACCACCGCCACAACAAATCCGGGAACCACCTACGGCGGCACTTGGAAGGAATGCAACACCATCCTTCCGGGACACATCTACCAGCGCACAGCCTGAAAGAGAAAGGAACATCAATGGCACGAACCACGAACATCACCAGATACACCTGCGACCGATGCCACGCCTCCGCATACCTCGCCGACGGTGACCCACGCACCTCCAGCGACTGGCACGACATCACCCACACCACCGTCGACGGAGTCGCACAGGGCGCGCTCGTCTGTACCGCATGCTGGCAGACGTTCAAAGCGCTGGCAGCCACGCAGGACGCCGCCTACGCCGCATACCTCAACAACACAACAGATAGGAAGGAATGACCATGACCATGAATCTCATCACCGGCAAGGCCGGCGCTCCGCACATCACATCCAGCGACCAAGGAGCCATGCAGGCCGGACTGGTCGGAAACGGCAACTACCTGCTGCAAGGCGGCGACGGCAAATTCCCCGCCGTGACCATGCAGTCAGCAAACAAGGCGCTCGTCCCGGTCCTCAACCTTGTGATCGAAGGACGATACGCACGCGTCACCGCGGCGGAAACCGTCACCATCGAAAGCGGAGTCACAGGACGGAACCGCAACGACCTGATCTGCGTGAAATACACGCGAGGTTCGAACAACATCGAAACGATCGCGCTCGCGGTGCTGAAGGGCACCGACACCAGTGGCACGGCGGCTGACCCCACGGTACCGTCGGGTAGTATCCTGAACAATTCCAGCACCGTATGGATTCCGATCGCCCGCATTCCAATCAGTGGTATCGCCGCTGGAACTCCTGTCATGCTTGTCAAGCAGTTGCCTCCGATGAGCCAACTGTGGGATTCCGTAACCC